AACGAATCGAATTGAGAATCATATGCCGTAGAAGATCTTCTTCGATCTCGGCGTTGGTGTGGTTTCCAAGCTGAACCATCAGGTTGGAGATCATGACCTGTGAAAGGTCCATAATAATCATTTCAGTTTCTCACTCTTCATCTGGTAAAGTGTATGTGTACGCGATTGTACTATCTTCATTGTAACTAAACTCAAATATGCCGTCGACCATTTTATGGAACGGATGCTCAAGGTTATACTGCTTGTGCAGTAAAGACTTTGTGGCTTCCATTACCATAGCAACATCTTTTACATATTTATCGTCATTGATGTCTACACCGTAGGCACCGAAGATATGAATCAAATCAGGAATCATATCATTCATGACACCAGCTACATGCTCTTTCCGAGTTTGTGTAACTTTGTCAAGAATTTCGTCCAAGTTCTGAGGCGGAGCATCGTCCCGCTTAAAACCAGGAAACAAGATTACGTTATCTGTCATTTAATAACCCTTAAGAGGATAGTGTCTTGATTGATTCGGCCGTTAGGCTTGGACTCTACAGTCTTGATCTCGTCCATGAACTTGCGTAGGCTGACTTTGCCTGCGCCGAGCAATGCTTGAATAGAAACATCTGGTTTACGCAAGCTCTTGCTTGTAGAGGTTTCGACATCATAGCCAACCAAGGTAGTGCCCTTGACTTGAATTCCAGCTGGACCGCTGGAATCGTATCGAGCTAGCTTCTTGTACTTTGTGTTGTACGTCCATAGCTGTGTACATCCTACGATCTCTGCCGGATGGACAGAGACAATCTTGAGTGAAGGCTCTTCCTTCTGATATTTAAGGTTCTTGACCAGATCGACTGCAGACTTTGCTTTCTTCTCGCGTGGCTTACGAACCTTGACGGCCTTCTTGTTATTTACATAACGATCGATGTCATCGAAGAAGCTCTGCCAAAAATTAATCCAGAACTTTTGACGCTTGCCAAAGGATTCTTTGACTTGCTCGTCGTCAGACATAATCTCGGTGTACTGTGGACGGTAGTAGTCAGCTACGATGCCGAGGATCTGTGCATTCAGCTCGTTGGCTTGACAGAAGGTATACATCGAGAACGCTTTGCCATCGATTACATTATCGAGTTCTTCTTCGAGACTCGTGATGATGTAGTTGGCCTTCTCACGAATGCGAGCTTGAATATCGACGACAGGCTTTGGAGCGTCTTCGACTTCTTCGACAACTTGTGTAGCTGCCGCAAGGAGATTCTTTACACTATCATTGAAGTAGTCGAGATTCTTTTGCGGCAGCTCATTGCCATTCAGGAGAATACGTGCAACGTTACCAAGAGTCTTGGAAATCTTCCACTTTGGAAGCTTGCGCAAGAGTGTGAGTTGATCCTTGGTATAATTCTTCTTGGCATACGTGAAGAACCAGTCACGCGACTGATCATCAGATGCCATGTAGTTATACCAATTTAAAGCGTTGCTATAACCATCGATTACGATAGGCTCGGAGCCATAGGCTTTGTCATCGATAGACTTGATAGCCGAGCGAGAGATCTGTTTGGGTTTAGCTTTAACCTTAATAGCCATGTGTACCTCTGTAGTTCCTTGTTTGTATTATTCAACCTACTACAGTTTCGATAATTTGTACATGCTTATTTTCACAGGTCGATTTTATAATTAAAACTTGGACCGCCCTTTGGTGTGTACTGCTCTGCGTTTGGCTCCCAGCCAGGAGTTCCAACGACTGGTTCCCACTTCTTATCGACATGTTCCTTCTTGACGTAGGACCACTTGCGAGCAGTTTCCATGGCAATTTCCATACCATATTCAAGCAACTGATTGTGTACAGCATCGTGTTCGTACATCTCTACGTCGTCAAAGACGAAGACAGCGCCAGGATCTGACCGCTCGAGGAAGAATGCAATCTCGGCATCGAGAGCTTCGAGTGTATGAGGACCATCGAAGTGGACTACGCTGTACTTATTGACGAGCTGCTTATAGTCTGCATAGACAGGAACACCGTCTGCATAACGATTGAAGAACTCGGTGTCTTCAAGGTTGAACATATAGAAGTTGACGTTCTTCTGACGGCAGTACAGATACATGTTAATCATGCAAATGTCGCGCATCTCATTGGTATAGTCGCAACGGCCTTCCTTAAAGATCTCGTCACGGTAGTACTCGATGTTGCCATACGGATCGATACCAAAGACTGGCTTCTCAGGAGTTTGACCACTTTCTACGAGACCGTCGATGATACGTTGTAGACCACCACCGAGACGAACACCGATCTCGACTGCTGCGCCTTCTACACCCTTCGATCGAATGGCTGCGTCAGTGAGTACTTCATAGTTTCCACTATCTGTTCCGAACTGAGCTGCGATCTGATGAATTGATACTGGTTGTTGTGACATTATGTAACCTTACCTCTGTTTCTGATATATTTAGCAATCATATGCATAATAGCTTGGTGGACGTCTTCTGCTGCCTCATATTCTTGGATATCGACATGTAGAGAGATATCTGCGAGCTGAGCGCACTTATTATCTGGAGAAAATCCTGTCAAAGCAATAGTCTTTACTTTCAATGCCTTAGCAGTTTCAATTGCCTTGACAACATTTGGAGAATTACCACTCGAAGAGATGGCCACGAGTACGTCACCTTCTTGTCCGAGTGCATCGAGCTGGAACGAGTAAACATCGTCATAGGAGATATCGTTCGCCACAGCTGTCATCAGTGGAATATTTGCAGCCAAAGAAATAACTCTTGGTCGCAGTCCACCTTTCTTACAACCTTTGGTATAGTCGCATGCCCAATGCTGAGCGATGGAAGCAGATGCACCGTTACCGATAGTATAGATGTTGTTACGATGATTTGAAATGCTTGTCAGCCAAATCAGTTCGGCTGCTTTTTTAAATTCTTCATGATCGATACTTGCAAACCCAATATTAATTAGGCCCATATGATCAAATATAATGTCAGTCTCGATAGACAACTCTTGCTCCTTCATGTGCGATACCTACATCGAGGCATGTTCTGTCTGAGAATTCTTGGCGGATTGCGCTCTTTGAATCTGTGATTGCTAGCATGTATCCGCCGCCTCCAGCTCCGAGCAACTTAGCACCGACAGCATCAGCAGATTTGCAACGATCGTACATAATATCTATATCACTGCTGGAGATCTCTTCGCTCATCTGCTTCTTCAGAATCCATGCCGAATCAAGCAATCTACCATAGTCGAATGGATTTACTAGCTGAGTGCCTTGCATATCTGCCATACGAGCAAGTTCATTAATTACAAATGTCTTTGCTTCAAAGTTAATGCTATCAAGGATCTTGGCTGCATGATGCTCTACGTTTGTGGGAATCAAGATCATGTAGTTCTCGATTGCCATTGTATCGAGACGCTTCACATCAACACCGCTAGTCCCAAGTCGGTTAGAATATTTAATGTAGTTCATGCCACCGAATGCAGATGCAAACTGATCCTGCATGCCGATCTTCCAACCACACAGGTCTATCTCGATATGACACGCAGTCTTAGCAACAAGATAAGGATTTACGTATTCATAACCAAGATATGTAGATAAAGCCTTGATGAGAGCACAAGTAAAGGCAGACGATCCACCAAGACCGTTACCGATCGTAGGGATGTCCGCGAATGACGTGATCTCGATGTTGGATTTGATACCGAAGAACTTAAGAGCGTTTTTGACGATCTCGTTTTGAAGATCTTCTATGTCTGTAACACACTCTTGTTTCGAATAGGAAACTTTAATGTGGTCGTGTGGTGTGTGCATCACTGCTACATAGACATACTTGTCGATGGCAGTTGAGATGGTTGCTCCACCCCATTGTGCAAAGTGGGCGGGGATATCACTACCCCCGCCGAAAAAACTAACTCTGAGTGGTGCTTTGGCCAATATCACGGTGTTGTTCCTTCAATGATGCAATCAGTCCCTTCCACTTGGGAATTACAGAATCCCAACCGAAACGAGTATCTGCATAGGCTTTGACAAATGACATCATGTTAGTAATGTCGTTGTTCTGCACGTTCTCGATGGCATACATCAGAGTGTGTGCGAAGATGTTAGCATGCAGATTTGGATTCTCATGGTCGCCGTCATATTGAACAGTCAACCCACCCGACGTGTCAGCCAAAGCAGAGAAGTTAGGATGAACCGCCAAACAACCAGCCGACATAGCTTCAATAAGTGACCTGCACGAAGTTTCCGGCCAGATACAAGGATATGCAAAGATGTGGGCTTTTTGGTATGCGGCACGTACTGTCTCCTGATCTGCCCAACCATGATAGTTGATTTGTGGATGTTCGTTCATCTTATCGAAGAGAGGCTTGTATGCCTCGTCACGGCCTTCCCAACCTGGGCCATAGATTCCGAAGGAAGAGAAGACGTCTAGCTCGATGTTTGGATATTTCTCGGCGAGAGCGCAAAAGACAGGAACCAGAATCTCCAATCCACGATGAGGTGTGGACGTATAAATGAGACGTATCTTGTCCTTTGGCTTGACAACGAGTGGAATAGGCCACTCGTTGACAAGCCAAAGGACAAGATACGTCTCATTTATACGTCAACGAGTGGAATAGGCTCGATGCCTGTTTCGATAACTGTTGAATGATTGCTATATGGAACTCCAAGGTAGTCACGATACTGTTGATACTGCCAGTTAGAGCTGAAGACCAACTTTTGGAAGCGAGCTCGAGAAGCTGGATCTTGAAGGTGTGAAGCCTCCGGATCGCCGGCAAGGTCGTGTAGATGATAGATCTTAATTCGGTTAGGATCAAGGTCGCGGACGCGAGCAGTGACAATTTGGACACCATCGAGTTCATCACGAGTAAGTCGGTTGAAGAGACCTCGAGTGGTAAGTTCTGTTCCACCGTTCGATTCCTTGTTCAGTTCATTTAGTTCAATTAAATCTTCATTCATCATGTTCTCCGAGATATGCTTGATCTACGTCAAAAAAGAATTCACTATCATTGAGAGCTTTATCATCAATCCATACATCATAGGAAGGTTTTCCGAGACGTACTTCATGGAACTTGCAGCCCCAATCATTGAGTTGTTTTGTGGTGAGTTCTGTCCAGTCGATTCCCGACCCTGAACCACGGGCAGTCCAATAGATGATGGTGTGCCCCTGATCGTATAGTTTATTTATCTTGTCAATACGCTGTGGGAATGGATCGGAAAGATCGTAACGGTGCTTTCCATTCACAAACGGAGTCATGCATATAGTCTGATCGATGTCTACTATGTAGATCATGCGTCTAGCGACAGCACACTAAAGCCGAGAACAGAGTCGTAGCGGAACGAACGCCAACCCTTATTTTCAAGATCCCATACAGCGAGCACTTCAGGATTTGGAGTCTTCTTCTGTACGGCTTCTTCAAGATCAGTCTGTGCCGGCAACTCGCTCGGCAACAGAGTGCAGAGTAACTTACGTTCAGTTCCATCCTTCTTTACGAAGGTTACATTTGCGATTCCAGTTTGGAGAACGCCCTTTAAATATTCATTCTGCCAAGAACGATCGTTCTGGTCTGTCGTACCATTCAATGAGTTTGTCATAACCACCTACCTTTTCTGAGTCAATTATAATGAAAGGAACTGTTCTTACATCGGGAAAGCTTTCCATAAACTCTTCGCGTGTAAGATCTTTTCCTATCTTCTTCTCTATATACTGTTCTCCTTTATTTGTAAACAAGTTTTTCGCTTGTACACAAAATGGACAGTTATCTTTGGTATAGATTAGAATATTTCTACTCATTCGTTCCTGCCTTTGCATAAATTCCGTATGATGCACGCTTTGGATCTCCGTATACCGCATTAGCACGGACTTTAATAAAGCGCTTGTTAGTCTGCGTGCCAGGAACAGTAATCCATGGATTCTGACCTTTGCGCCACGCCTTCAGTTTGTTGTAGGCTTTTTCGCCTTCACTGCGATCTTGACGGACTTCTTTCACACCAGCAACGATATTACGACGCTGGCCTTTCGATACTACCGTCTTACGCGTTCTCTTTTTACCCATTATAACACCTCATTTTTCTCAATTAATGTCAACCCGTTTTCTCGGTCTATATACTTATACTCAACTTTTGTAGGATCCCATTCTTTCATGGCTTCGAAGACATCGTCAGTATTCAGAGCACTACATGTGTATACATCGAGTTGAGCGAGAGCGGGTTCGCATTCATCCCAAACATGCAGAGCAATATGACTGGTTTCGATGATAGTCACGGCAGTCAATCCGCGATTGCCGACCATATCAGAATACACCGTATATGGCCCCATTAAAATTTTCATGTCAATCTGATTGATCAGCTTCTTCATCCACTCGTCGATAGCCGACGTACACTGCGGAGGATTATTTAACTCTGCTCTTACAATCAAATGCTTGTGTTCTAATACCTTACCCACCTCATAAATTCTCCTGTTCGGGGTTGAAAAGTAAAGCCTTCACGTGGCTTGCTTGAATTTTGCACGACACCCAATTATTATAAAACTTAGGATCTAAGATGGCATCGTTATCAAATATATATTTCGTTTCGAAGTAGTTGCATTCTCCGCGACTCTTACAAAGTCGTAGTATCGTCCTACGAAAGCTATCTTTTCCGTAGTAGTCTATATCTTCTTTGAGGGAATTGGAAGAGCCGTAGTAGTCGCGCCAATCGGACTCTACGCGAATCTTCTTTCGTTTGCCTTTGACAGTTTTATATCCGGCCTTGGTCAGAAACTTGCGGCCTATATATTTCTTGCCGTTTACCAAGTTTTCAATGAGATATATGAAGCCATAATAATCTTCAACTTCAGTAAATTCTTTGTCTTCGTATAACCAACTCATAGATCAAACCCGGCAGATGAGGAAAGATCTATTTATTCTTCGTATTCTTCGTCGAAGGGATCTTCAAGATCAAGCTCTGCAGAACAGTATGGACAGTATTCTGGAAGAGCGGTATTTTCTGTGATTATTTTAAATTCCTCATCACATGAGGGGCAGGTTATCCAATCCATTATAGCGTAAATCCTTTGAATGTGTTTTCATCGACATCTTTTTTAACTCCACCGATTACATAGCTAGTAATTTCTGTTTCTTGTGGAGCAACTTGCACGTCAGAACCTGAAATCCACTTCTGTGTCCATGGCAAAGGATTCGCTCCAGGCTTTCCATTCAAGCCGATAGCACCCATACGTTTAGCAGCAATGTGATCAACATATTCACAGAGTAGCTGCTCGTTGAGTCCGATCATCGAGCCTTCCTTGAAAAGATAATGCGCCCAACTTTTTTCTTGCTCGACCACTCGATAAAACATGCTGATGCACTCATCTCGTGTTTCTTCTTGTATGCGAGCAAAGTCTGGATCCTCTTTCGGTAGAATTTTGAGGAGCTGTTGTGTCGAGGCAAGATGAACGTTCTCGTCCCGCGCGATGAGCTTGATGATCTTGGCGTTACCCTCCATTTTCTTAACTTCCGCAAAAGCCCAACTGCATGCAAACGAGACATAGAATCTTACTCCTTCGAGGGCATTCACGGCATTGAGGCAGAGCCAAAGATCTTTCTTATGTTCATATGCATGCTTCTTATCATGCTTAAAAAGAGCATACTGGTTGTTGGCCGTGATCAACCGATCATAATACTTACTGATATCATCAGCGCAGTCGGCTATTTCTTGAATGTCCAGCA